CATCAGCGTTATAAAATATGCAAAGCATTAAAGCATACAGAAATAGATTGTGTAGTATTAGATTTAAGCAAAGAAGAAGAAAGAGAATTAAACATTAGACTAAACAAGAACACAGGTGATTTTGATATGGATATTCTAGCTAATGAATTCGATATTGATGAACTTACTGATTGGGGTTTTAAGCATATTGATTTAGATTTAAATATAGATAAGTTAGACGATGTCTTTAGTTTAGATGATAGTGAAAAGAAACCTATTCAAAATATAACTTTTGTCTTAGCAGATAGGCAAGTAGATTATATCAAAAATAAATTAAATGACATTAAAAAAATAGAAGAATTTAATTATATTGAAACATTTGGAAACAAAAATAGTAACGGAAATGCTTTATATTTATTAGTATCACAATGGGCAGAGCAAAAGAAATAATACTAAAAGTTATACCAACAGAGTTCGCCAATAACTTTGTTAAAAAACATCATTATTCAGGAAAGTTTTGCATGAATAGTCAGTTGCATTTTGGGTGTTTTCTAGACAAAAAATTAGGTGGGGTAATGTCATACGGTTGTCCAATTGATAAAAGAAAGGTAATAGGAATTGTAAAGGGAACAAAGTGGAATGAATTTTTAGAATTAAACAGAATGGCTTTTAGTGACTTATTGCCCAAGTATTCAGAAAGCAGATGTATAGCAATTAGTATGAAATTATTAAAAAAGAACGCCCCTCACATTAAATGGGTTTTAAGTTTTGCAGACGGAACACAATGTGGAGACGGAACAATATATAGGGCTAGTGGATTTAAATTAATTGGAATAAAAAAAAATACAAAAATATATAAACTGCAAAGTGGTGAAACAATAGCAAAGCATGGAACAAGTAAAAGAGATTTTACAAATTCTGAAAGACTAGAAGGTTATCAATTAAAGTATATATATTTTATAGACAAAACAAAAGAAAAAAATTTAACTGTTCCTGTAATGCCTTTTTCTAAAATTAAAGAAATGGGAGCAGGAATGTATAAGGGAAAAATGCGAGTATAGCTTAATTGGTTAAAGCGTTATGCATCCAGCATAAAGATAGGGTTCGAATCCACTTACTCGCTCTAATTATAATAGATTAAATAATACAAATGGCACAGAATAAAAAAGAGAAATTATTAAAAGCGTTACAAGAAACGCAAGGACTAATATATCACGCTTGTAAAAAGGCAGGTAATATAAGCAGAAGCACATACTATAGATACTTAAAAGAAGATGCTGAATTTGCAAAAGCAGTTGAAGATATTAAAGAAGCACAGATAGACTATGTAGAAGGACAATTAATAAAAAACATATCTTCTGGAAAAGAAACAAGTATTATATTCTATCTAAAGTCAAAAGCTAAAGATAGAGGATATGCTGAAAAGCTAGATATTACAAGTGGTGGTAAACCATTAACTGAACTTAAAATAGAAGTTATTGATACAGGGAAAGATTAAAACAACAAATGTATTTCACAAAGCGTATAGGTCGGATAGTCGAATAACGTGTTTACAAGGGGGTACACGAAGTTCTAAGACCTATTCGCTTTGTCAGTTATTTATTGTAAAGTGTTTAGAAGAAACAGGAAAGGTATTTACAATATGCAGAAAGACATTACCTGCATTAAAGGGTACTGCATATCGTGATGTAATTTCTATCCTTAAAGAATTAGAATTATATAATGAAGCTAATCATAATAAGTCTGAACTGTCTTATATGCTTAATGGCAATTTATTAGAGTTCATTAGTGTAGACCAACCGCAGAAGATTAGAGGGCGTAAACGTGATTATTTATGGCTTAACGAGGCAAATGAATTTGATTTTGAATCCTGGGTGCAGCTTACGTTAAGATGTTCAGGAAAAATATATTTAGACTATAATCCATCTGATCCTTATTCTTGGATATATGAAAAGGTAATAACTAGAGATGATTGCACATTTTTAAAGTCAACATATTTAGCTAATCCATTTTTAGATAAAGATACAATAGCAGAGATTGAAAGATTAAAAGACCTTGATCCTGAGTATTGGCGTGTTTATGGATTGGGAGAAATCGGTAGTGTTAGTACACAGATTTTTAGACAATGGAATTTGGTAGATGATGTGCAAGGTAGATTGATTGGCTATGGCTTAGACTTTGGATTTACTAATAGTCCAACTGCATTAGTAGAAGTAAGGCAATTAGATGATAGTCTATATATTAGAGAATTGCTATATGAAAAAAGATTAACTAATACTGACCTGGCTAACAAAATGAAAGAACTTGGCATAGATAGAACTACAGAAATAATAGGCGATTCAGCAGAACCTAAATCTATTGAAGAAATATACAGACAAGGGTTTAATATAAAACCTGCTAAAAAGGGTGCAGGAATACATTTAGGCATAGATATAATGCGTAGATATAAGCTAAACATTACAAAGGATAGTCTTAATGCTATTAAAGAATTTAGAAGCTACAAATGGGCCACAGATAAAAATGGTGATGTTTTAAATGTACCTGTAAAAGTAAATGACCACTTGGTAGATGCAGTACGTTATCTATGCTTAAATAAGCTATCTATAAATCATAGTGGCAAGTATTATATATTGTAAAAAAACAAATAATCATAATTTATATTTATTAGTAATGAAGGAAGTTAAATTAATAATACCTGATAATTGGTCTGATATAACAATAGGAACCTATCAAAAATATGTTAAGATACAAGAAGGAAAAGGAAGTGAGAAAAACAAGATAATAAAAAGTTTGTCTTTATTATGCAACACTACACCGTTTATAGTAAAGAAAATGCCTTATAAAGATTTATTAGAGATAATGGCTATTATCAAAAAAATGATTGATACAGAACCTAAAAAAGAAAAGTTTAGAAAGGTGTTTACATTTAACGATGAAGAATATGGATTCTGTCCTAATTTAAGTAACATTACGACAGGTGAATATATTGATTTAGAAAGCTATTGTAAAGAACCTGTAGAAAATTTACATATTATAATGTCAATACTATACAGAAAAATTACATTTAAAAGGAATGAAAGATATGCCATAGAAGCTTACAATCCTGAACAGTTTAAAGAAGAACTATTTAAAGACTGTCCAATGGATATAGCGTTAAGTTCGCTAGGTTTTTTTTTGACTTTAGGAAGCGACTTGGCGAGGATTTCGCACAATTATTTAGTAGCACAGGAGAAGAAACTGCAAAGGGGGTAACAATGCAGTCTAAATGGGGTTGGTACAATGTATTATATTCCTTAGCTAATAACAATATATTAAACATAGAAAAGATAACAAGAATACCAATCTTAGAGGTGCTAACGTATTTGTCATTTTCTCAAGATTATAATAATAAACAACGTAGCAACTATGATAACTTTTAGAAACGTAGTAGGATATTTAGAAACAATAGCAGAAAAGCATTATATGATTAATTCTTTTCATAGTGGCTTTTTAGATGAAGTAGATATTAATAAATTAGGTGCTAGAGATTATGTTATACTTTATGCAGAACCAGGAACCGCAGTAATTGACAAAGGTGTATTGACATATAACTTCACAATTTATGTATTAGATATGATAAATGAAGAATTAGGCGATGAACCAAATAAAGAAAGATTAGGTAGGTTAGATACATTAAGCGAGAATCTACAAATTATGCAAGATGTTATAAATGAATTTCAGCATAGTTTGTATTCTACATCTTGGGTAGATGGTGAAGTGCTTTTAAACTTACCAATTAATGCAGAACCATTTACTGCACGTTTTGACAATCTTTTAACAGGTTGGTCCTCTACAATAAGTATGCAAGTTAATAATAAGAACAATCTTTGTATTGTACCAATAACACCTAATAGTTAATGCAATTTGATAAAACCATACAAGCAATGCAATTTCTTGGCAATAATGTTGTCAAGGAAAGTAGGTCAATACTTAAAAAAAAGAAAAAACAAACTAAATCTAATGCTTTATATAGAGGGTTAGATTATTTAGTTACCGCTAAACAAAATACTGTTACTTTAGAATTTGAATTTGGTAGAGCAGAAGATTATTGGCAGTTCGTAGATGAAGGTGTAAAAGGATCAGGTGGATTTAAAGGTTCAGGCAGAATGCGAGGACAAGGAAGTCCATTTAGGTTTAGAAAAAAAAACATAGCAAAAGGTGTAGTAGAAAAATGGATAGCAAACAAGCCATTAAGGTTAAGAGGTACTGATGGCAAGTTTATGGCTAAAACTAAAAACAATATAAAGAGTGCAGCTTTTTTAATAGGTAGAGCAATAGCACAAAGGGGATTAGAAAGAACACAATTTTTTAGCAAACCATTTACACAACAATTTACAAGACAAGCAGATGCTATTGTAGAAGCTTTAGCAGATGATATAGAATTAAATTTAAAACAATCATTAACATAAATAAATTATGGCATTAGGAATAATATCATTTGAACAAGAACCAATATCAGATACTGCTACAGTACCTGTTATTACTAATTGGACACCAATTATACCATACACAACACAACAGACTAATATAACTGATTTATTTTATTTTAAATTTATTTTAGAAATTAGAATAGATGATGCTTCTGGCACATTATTAGGCAAGATAAAACAACGACCAAACGGACACGCTACAGGAACAACAAATGTAATTGGTATATTTGATGTTAGGTCTATTGTTAATTCTCAATTAGAAGATACAAGACAAGATCAAAACGATACTACTAAATCAATACATACACTTGGTGCAAATGTTGCAGCTAAACTATTTAGCCAAAATTATAATCAATTAAAAACTATATATGTAAAAGCATATCAGCAATTTAGCAATTCAGCTACAGAAATACCTACAGAAATTACTACAACTACTGTTAATGACACCAAAAGATATATAGCTGCATCATTACCACTACAAACTCCAAGAGGTACTGCTGATTTTCAAACATCTACTGCATTTGCAAGTTATTCTATAAATTCAAGCACTAGTAAGTTTTTAAGTGATGTAGAAGATAGTAATGTTGATTTTACAAGAACATCACTTGTTACAGGTTTAGGATCAGCACAAATAAAAATTAATTATGTTCAATCTTCTGACTATCACACTATTGCATTTGTAAATGGTCAAGTAGATTTTTCAAGCAAAGCAGCAAGAATAGGTCTTAAATACTATGACAACACAAATAGTTTATTAGGAACATTTTTGTTTGACAATACTAATGCTAATGGCGGTGCAATTCCATTAACAGGAACAACAGAGGTAAATACTGATGCAGAAAGATTAATTTATTTTGGTTGTGGTCCTGCTAATTTACAGGCACAAAGTATCAACACAAGTGCAAGACCTTCCTTGTTTTCTTCATATGTATACTATGTTATATTTGCAGCAGACAATACAACAGGATCAAATGTCATAGTATCTGATTCTTATTATTTTTTTAAGCAGTCTGCTAGTTGTAAAGGATATAAAATGCGAAGATTAGCATGGCGTAATAGCTTAGGTGCTTATGACTATTTTAATTTTAAGATGAAGTCATCACAAACAGTAGAAGTAGATAAAAATACTTATGAATCTATGATAGGTAATTTTAATAGTGATATGTATTCTTATGACAATACACAACGTGGTAAAAAAGTTAGAAGTACTACTGCAATACTTAAAGAAACAATTAATACTGAATGGATTAGCGAACAAGATGCAAACTTATTAGAAGGATTAATTAAATCTACGAATGTTGAAATAATAGAAAATGCAGACACAGATTTTACTGAACCTGTATTAATTACAGATAAAAGTTTTGTTAGAAAAACAACTGCTAATGATGGTATAAAAATAAAATATACATTTAACATAGAATATGCTAATCCACTTAATACCAATTCATAATGTCAAATATAAGATTAGTTGCATATAGAAAAGCTACAAGTAGTTCAGCTACAGAAACGCAATTTGAATTAGACTTGCAAGAAGCACCTAATGTTTCTTTAAATTTTCAATTCTCTGATATTAAAGAACCTGAAACAAGAAAAGGTAGCTACAGTCAAACATTTAAGTTGCCATTTACTGACAATAATAATTCTTTCTTTCAAAATTGGTATGAAGTAAATTTAGACACTTTAGTTTTTAACACCACCACAAAATTTGATGCTATAATTTATGTAGGTACTGTACCACAATTTGAAGGATCATTACAATTAAAGGCAGTATATCAAAAAGCACAAATATATGAAGTGGTGTTAATGTCCTCTACTTCTACTCTGTTTAGTATAATTGGTGATAAAATGCTGAAAGACATTTTTAAAAAAGATAGTGGTGAGTATGACAACCAATATAATCACGTTTTTAATGAAACAAATTTAGCTGCTTCTTGGTCTAATAGTTTACAAAATACCGCAGGTGTTTCTTTATATGATGCTACTGCAGGTGTATCTAAAATAGTATATCCTATTTCTGTTACAGAAGATAAATTTTACTATAACCCAAATGAAGTTGATGAAGATGGAAATGCGGTTAAAAGATATTTAAGATTAGACCAGACTGAAATAAATGCTATAGGAACTAAAGCATCTTGGGAATACTCTGTGCCTATAAGTCAATTTAGACCATCAATACAAATAAAAACACTTTTTGATACATTAATTGCAAAGGCAGGTTTTACATATACTTCTACTTTTTTAAATAGTCAGTATTTTGGAAAGCTATTTATGACAACTTGTAACCATTTAGAGGGTTCTGTAGCACCTGTCAGTGATAATGTCGCATCATTTTCAGGAACTATGAATGTAGCAAACACAAGTTCTTGGCATACTTTTAGTAGTGATGACACAGGACCTTTAGATACAGGAACTATAATAGTACCTGCTAACCAAACTACTGCTTTAACTAATTGTAGTGAACCTTATGATCCTGATAATACTTGGAATAGCACTTATAACTATTTTACAAAATCTTCAACTAGTATGGAAGAAATAAGCGTTAAGCATATTATTGATGCTGACAATGTTGTGGGTGCGGGTCAGTCTGGAAACATTTTTTTAAAAGTTCAATTAATGCCATTTAATACATCTACTAATACACCTGAATATGGTAACGCATACGAGACCATTTATTATGTTATGAACTTAATAGGAACAACAGGTGGCAATCAATTTGATATGCCTACACACTTTTTAAGTTTAGAGAATATGCCATTAGGTAGTACAGCTTGTATAACAATGAAAGCATTTAATTTTCTAAAATCAGGTGGTACTGCTAAAATGGATTTAGGAAATTTAGCATCTTATTCTACTGGTGGTGTTACTTTATATAATGTTGGGTGTGGCGATATATATAATAACATTATAATAAATTTTTCACCTACAACTTATGGTAGCGAAATAGATGTACCTGCTTGTATTGATTCTTCAATAAAACAAAAAGACTTTTTAAAAGACATAATACAAAGGTTTAATTTAATAATATCTTCTGATTCAAATGATGAAGGAAATTTAATAATAGAACCTTATAATGATTTTATAGGAAGCGGTGGCATAAAGTATTGGACAGATAAATTAGATTTATCAAAAGAAATAGTAGTTAAAGATACAACATCATTACAAAAAAAGATTGTAAAACTTTCAGACCAAGAAGATGTTGATTTATATAACAAATCTATAAAAGAAAGATATCCAGAAGTTAATGTATTTGGTCATCTTAAAATAGATGATATTGGTAATGATTTTGCTACAGGTGAATTTAAAAATGAAAGTATATTTTCACCATTTATTAATAGCCAAGTTTATCAAGATGATAACGAGCAAAATGGTACGTTTTTATCCAATATGGCAGTACAATACGAGTTCAGCTATGAAGAAAAAGATGGTGTATTTGAAAATTTAAAAAAAGTTACTAAACCTAAATTGTTTTATTATAATGGTTCGCCTACTAATGTTATAGACACAACAGGTAATACAGTTACATATTATCTGCATAATGCAGCACCAAATGTTACTGCATATAGCTTTACGCAATATCCTGTTTGCACACCTTTTGACATAACACCTACTGCAAATGGATCATATACATTAACAAGTGCTAATAAGTCTTTATATTGGAACGCTACACCGCCTTTAGTTGGAAATTTAACTATCTTTAATTATACTAATGATTTAGGTAATTGGTTTAACAATACACTATATGGTTATTATTGGAAACCTTATTTAGATAATATATATAGCAGTAATGCAAGAATAATGGAATGTTATCTAAATTTAGATGAAGTAGATATATTTAATTTTAGTTTTGCTGATGAAATTTTTATTAAAGATACTTATTGGCGAATTTTAGATATTAAGAATTATCAAGTTGGTGCTAATGCTTCTACAAAAGTAACGCTGATTAAATCTTTAGATACTAGAGAGAATTGCACAGGTTGTAATTATGTTATTGGTACAGATGGTTCTGGCAGTAATCTATTATCAAATCAGTATTATTTATGGTGTCCAGAAGATGACCCTGATTGTGACCCTTTATTAATAGCTAATAATGAAGGTGCTTTTGCTGAACCTGAATGTTGCATTTGTAATGGCGGTCAAGTAAAATATGAATATGCTGCTTTTGCTTCTAGTAATAAATATCCTTGCGAAGCTAATGCAGGAAGTTTACCATTGTTACTAAAAAGTATTTATACTGCTAGTACAATACTATCATCAGGTCAAACTAAATCATTAATTAGTGGTATTTTAGGTGGTCGTAATATGCCTTTAGTTAGAGGTGCAGACACTAACAAATATAGTAAGTTGCTAATGCCTACTTATGGTGATGATATTGTAATAAAATATAAAACCAAACCCTTAGACACACCGCAACTACTTGGTGAATCACATAGGTTAATTCTAACAGGTAGCACAACAGGAAATACACGAAGCTATGCGTTCGCACAAGGTGACCAATATGGACAACCATTAAGACTGCCTAGTGATGTTAATATCGTTATAAGGCTAAAAGGAATAGCTACTGTAGTTGGTGGCACAAGTGCTACATACACACTAGGAACTACAGAAGCATTTGCATACTATACTGCATTTAAAGTTGTAGATGGAACTGCTACGCAATTAGGCGTTGCAGGTGGGCGTGAAGATTTTAGTATTAGGGAAGGTGCAAATCCTACAACCTGTACATTGCATATTGATGTTAATAATGAGATATTAAGATTTGGCTTAGATGATAGTCAAACAGATACTAAAAGAATATGGTCATTGACTGTAGACTTTGATGTTAATGTAGTAAATAATATGCGATTTGCATTTGATGAGAATTGGGCGTTGTATCAAAATGGTAGAATAATACAATTACAAAATGGAGACTATTTAATATGGAATTAAAAAAATACATAGAAAGCGTGGCGAAGGTTGTAATACCTTCTATTGACCACTTACAATTAGTAGAGTATAAAAACAAAGAATTAGACTTTGCTTATGGTATTGAAGAATATCATACAAGTTTTAGAAGAATGTTCAAACAAATAATAAGAATACTTTTTAGATAATAAATATGGCTACAGAAAAAACAATTAAAATTAAAGCAGATGTCGGCGAAGCTATTAGTAGTGTAGATGAGTTAAAAAATGAAGTACAAGCAACAGACCAGGCAGCAGATGCAGCAAGTGCATCATTTGGAACATTAAATACTTCTGTAACCGCAGTAGGAACATCTTTAAAAGCTATAGGAATAGGACTTATTGTTGCTGCATTTGTTCAGTTAAAAGAGATATTAGGTAGAAACCAAGTTGTGATGGACACAGTTACAACTGCTACAGAAGCGGTAAATTTTATATTTCAAAAACTTATTGATAGTGCTATAGATTTGGGATCAACAATTATAAAAGCATTTCAAGACCCACAACAAGCAGTAATTAATTTATGGAATACTATTAAGCAAAATATAGCAGATAGAATAAATGGACTTATAGACACTTTTGGTGCATTAGGAAATGTCATAAGGTCTGCATTTAGTAGAGATTTGGCTGGTTTAAAGCAGGGTTTATCTGATGCCAAAACGGGTTTTGTTCAAATGGCTACGGGAATGACTGCGGTTGAACAATCTAATTTTTCTAAAAATTTACAAGAACAAACTGATCAATTAATTAAAAATATAAAAGCTGCAGGAGATTATGGTGCTGCAATTACAAGGTTAAGAAATGAAGTAAAATTAGCAGAAGCAGAGCAAAGAAGGTTAATTGTAACCTCGCAAAAAGAAGCAGAAATACAAAGACAAGTAAGAGATAATGTTAATTTAACTTTAGAAGAAAGGATAGCCGCTAATAACAGACTTGGAGAAATTTTAACTGAACAAAGTATTAAAGAAGAAGAATTAGCACAAAAGCGTATAGCATTAGCACAATTAGAATCAGACCAAAACCAAAAAAACGTAGATTTAAAAGTAGCATTACAAGATGCCGAAACAGCATTAGTAGAAATTCAAGAAAGAATTGTTAGTCAAAGATCAGAACAATTACAAAATCTTACTGCATTACAAAATGAATATAATGATAGTATAGAAGAAACTGCAGAAGTTTCAAGAGAAACAGGAGAAGTAGAAGTTGCAATTACTGAACTTACTGCTGAAAATAAAAGACAAATTATTGCTAATTCTCTTGGTCAGGTAGCAGATTTGGTAGGTAGACAAACTGCCGCAGGAAAAGCATTAGCAATAGGACAAGCATTAATTAATACTTATTCTGCAGCTACTGCAGCACTTTCACCACCGCCTGTAGGGGCAGGTCCTGTTTGGGGTATTCCTGTTGCCGCAGGTGCGGTTTTAGCAGGTTTAGCAAATGTGCATAAAATAATATCAACTAAATTACCAGGTGTTTCTGATGATCCTGCACCAACTGGTGGTGAACCATCAGTACCTAGTGGAGTTGGTGGAATTGGCGGTACAATACCTAATATGGAATCTATACAAGGTTTTGATACTCCTGAAACACCGCCTGTACAAGCATTTGTAGTTGAAAATGCTATTAGTTCTGCACAAGCATTGCAAGATGAATTAGAAATACAAGCAACATTGTAAACAAAAATCAAACTTTTATATTTATTAGTGTTATGGCAAAAAAGAAAAAACTTATAGAATTAATTATAGATGAAACTGCAGACCACTTTGGAGTTGATGCAATCAGCGTAGTTAAATTTCCTGCAATTGAAGAAAATTTTGTATTCTTTAATAATGACTTTTTATCTCTTGCAAAAGTAGATGAAGAAAAGAAACAATTAATTGGTGCAATACTTATTCCTGATAAAAAGATACCAAGATTAGACAAAGAAACAAATGAAGAATATGATGTATTCTTTACTAAAGAAACTATTAAACAAGCACAGAAGCTGTTTATGTCTAATTTAAACAACAATAATCACACGTTTGAACATAAAGAGCCAATACAAGGTTTGACTGTTGTAGAGTCTTGGATTAAAGAAGATAAAAAGCACGATAAATCTAATATGTATGGTTTTAAGAATTTACCTATTGGAACGTGGTTTGTACAAGTAAGTGCTGAAAACAATCCTGAAATATGGGAGGCTATTAAGAATAAAGAAGTTAGAGGATTTAGTATTGAAGGATATTTCACAGACAAGCTAATAGAAGCGTCAAAAGAAGTAGATATATTAGATGAGGTTTGCGAAGAATGTCCTGATGAAGTATTAATGGGTAAAATAAAAGATGTTATCTTACAAAACGAATTACAACCTGTAGGTGCTTTAGATGGTGAACCATTATTTAGAACTAAAGAAGAAGCTGAAATATATGCTGAAATGTTTAAAGGTTGCACAGGTTCACACCCTCATACAGTAGATGGCACAAAATTATATATGCCTTGTGCTGACCATAGTTCTGCTACAATGAAAGAAGAATTATACACAAAGTCAGGCAAAAAGAAAAGAAAGAGAAAATACAAAATGTTAGAATATGTTGCTTATGCAAAGCGTAAAGCTATGTTAAAGTATTCTTGGGACGAATGTATGAGAGACCAAATAAAAGAATATGGCAACAAAGAAACTGCTGCAAAAGTCTGTGCAGCTATCAAAAATAGAACAGTAAAACGCTAAAAGAAGTAAACAATTTAAACACCTTTATATTTATTAATGTTATGGGAACACTAGAAAAAATTTTAAATCTTATAAAAATGAAAAACGAAGCTAAATCTTATAGCGTAAAAATGTACGCTGAAATGAAATTAGATGATGGTCGTACTATTGCTACAGAAGATGAGCAATTTATGATTGGGTCTAAAGTATTTGCTGTTGGTGATGATGGCGAAGCAGAAGCATTATCCGCAGGAAACTATAAAATGGAAAATGGCAATGAAATGACAATAGGTGATTCATCTGAAATTTTAGATTTAGGCGAAGAAAAAGAAGCAGAAGATGTTGAAGCATCAGAAGAAACAGAAGAAATGTCAGAAGAAACAAAAGAAGAATTTGATGAACCAGGAGATACACCTGCTGAAAAAGCTGATTGGGCAGAAACTTACGAAAAACTAAAAGATAGAGTAGCAGAATTAGAAAAAGCGATATTTGGCGAAAAAGCAGAAGAAGAAACCGAAGAACTATCTAAAGAAGAAGAAACTGCTAAGATAGAAGAAGTTGAAGAAGAAAAGACAGAAATGTCTAATGAAGTGATTGGTGAACTTATGACACAAATTGAAGAATTAAAAAGTAAAATAGTAGAATTAAGTAATGAACCTGCTACGGAAGGTATTAATTACAATCCAGAAGGTGAGCATTTTAGTTCAACTGTTGACTTAAAAAAACTGTCTACTAAAGAGAGGGCAGCATATTACATTAACAATAAATAATTTTAAAAATGGCAAAAAATCAATATAATTTAAGTAAAGATTATCAGTTTGATATTACCGTGACTGATAACACCTATGCAGGTAAATTAGCGTTGCCTTATGTGACTGCTGCTGTAAAGTCACCTGACACTATAGCAAAAGGATATGTAAGAACAATAGACGGTTTAAATTCAAAAGCAGTTATATCTAATCTTGGTGTTAGTGATCCTGTAGTTGCTGCTGCGTGTTCTTTCTCTAGTGGAAATGATACATCATTAACAGAGCAAGTTTTAACACTAACTGATATGAAAGTTAATGAAGAAATTTGTAGAGGGACTATATTCCCTACTTGGATTGGCGAAAATATGGACAGAAATGGAAATTTGCCTGGCACATTTGAAGACTTTTTATTATCAGCAGTTGCAGCAAAAGCGGGTGCACATATTGAGAATATGATATGGAAAGGATCTTCACCATTTGGTGTAGGTTTCTTATCTAACGATGGAACACAAGATGAAGCAGGTGCAGATGCAAGTGCATTAAAAGATTTTACAGAAGTTGATTTTGCAAATGCTTTAGCAGCATCTGACATTCTAACTGACATGGCTTCAGTATATGATGCAGCAGTTGGTATTGCAGGACTAACTTCTAAGGAAGGATTTGGTTTCTATGTAAACTCTAAAACTTATGCTTTCTTAATTCAAGCGTTAGCAAATGCAGGTTCTAATCAAGGTATCAATAGTCTAGGTGTAGCACAATCATTTGAAGGCATTACTTATTTCGGATTCCCAATTTACGTTTGTCCAGGAATGTTTGATGATGTTATTGTAGCAACTTATAGAGAAAACCTTGTATTTGGAACTAACCTAGCTACTGATTGGACAGAAGCAAGAGTTATACCTACATATCAGTTTGATGGTTCAGACAATGTTAGAATTGTTATGAACTTTGCATTAGGCGTACAATGTGCGGTTGCTGCTGATGGTGTATACGGTTCAACTGTTTGGACTTAATAGATACTTTAAATGGGCAGTTGAAATATACTGCCCTTTTATTAACCTTTAATAAATAAAAAGATATGGCTTGTGATATTACAAGAGGGCGATTAATAGACTGCAAGGACACCATAGGTGGCTTAAAAGCAATTTATATTTGTAAAAATTACAATAATAACATCTCTGCTGTTGCTACTATAAATGCTACTGAAATGACTACTGCAGGTTTTGCTACTTGGTCAGGTGCTTCAGGAAGTGCAACTACAGTATTCAAATATGATTTAGTGCAGAACTTGTCAAGTTTGACAGTAAACATTAATTCTGATAATGCTAATGGTACTACATTTTTTGAGCAAACACTTAGTGTAACGCTTCAAAAGATTGACCACGATATGACTAATGAGTTAAGACTTATGGCATATTCACGTTCACAGATATTTGTACAAGATGCAAACGACAATGTATTCTTGTTAGGTATTGATGGTGGTTGCTATGTGACAGGCGGTACAGTAGTTACGGGAACTGCAAAAGGTGATATGAATGGTTACACTATAGAGTGGGGTGCAGAAGAAAGAAATGCTTTAATACAGATTCCTGCATCAGGTGGTGCAGCACAAACTGATTATCCATTTGACGGATTAGGTGATGCAGATGCAGCATTAACCATTACACCAGGAACTTAATTGCTACTCAATTTAAAAGAAGAAAGGGGTTTTATTACCCCTTTTTTTGTACACTAAAAAACAAATAATAATTATTTATATTTATAATAAAACACTATGGCTTGGAAACTTAAAAAAGAATGGGAAGGAAAATCTATTGATTCTTTAAATGTACCATTAGATGATTTAACACAAAAGCAAATAGCAGGATTAAACGATTCTGTTAGAAGTGCTTTATTTGTAGAAGATAAACCAAAGAAGAAAAAGAAAGATGAGTAGCGATAAAACAGAATTACAAGAAATAGAAGAAGTAGTTTTTGAATATAACACAAAAACAAAAACTTTGATAAAAACAATAATGACAAAAGATGTTTAATAGTGTTGTAAATAAAACATATAATAGTCCGCCACAATGGAATAAGTCTATGGGTGGGTATATAGATATAAGTGATAAAATAACACAGACACCTATTATAACAAGTTTAGAAATAGCAGGAACTACTTATTTTTTTATGACTTTTCCATATCTTTTATACAAATTAGAAAGTCAATATACTAAAAAAACAAAAATATTTAGTAGAAAATTAGCTGCACCTAGTTGTGGTATCAATGTAAATTCTTTTGATAGATGGGTACAAACAACTTGGTTATATGAAACACCTGGTGAAGCGGTCGAGGATTTAACAATAGGTAGAGTAATTGTTGGTAGTGAAGAATTTCCTTTAGGTTTTTACAATTTAACCATATACGAAATGGAAACAAGCGATGATTTAGACCCTGATAATTCAAAAGCTACATTATATAATGGCTTATTACATATGAGACCTAGCACTAGCACAGGAAGTGCTAATTTTCAAGAAGTTCAATATAAAGAATATACAACTAACGATACAGAAAATGAAGTTAGTTATCTAACAAATTAATTATGAATTTAGACTTAATAAAATTATCACATTATAATATACCTCATTTAGTAGAAGATCCTAGAAACGAATGGATAAGTTTTGGTGAAGATAATTTGTACCCTAATTATTTATTAGAATTATTTTTAGGTAGTGCAATAAATGGTGCATTAATTAAGTCTATTGGTGCTATGATTTATGGTGAAGGGTTAGCAGCTACAAATGCTGATGAAAATACAGACACTAAAGAATCTTATTTGCGTTTAACAGAACTATTACATAATTCTGATGATGATGTATTAAAAGACCTAGCTATGGACTTAAAGCTATTTGGTGGGTGTTATGTTAATGTAATATGGTCAAGAGATAGAAGCAAGATTGCAAAGATATTACATATACCTGCACAATACATAAGATCAGGTAAAATGATAGATGGCGAAATAAGAACTTATTATTATAGTGCAGATTGGTCAAAAGCAAAAAAAAATGAATATAAGCCAAGACCTTATAGTGCATTTTCCACAGAAGACAGAAGCAACGCAAGTCAAATCTTAATGATTCGAGATAAGAACCCTGCTTTATTCTATGGATTTGCACCTGATTATGTTGCAGCTACAGATTGGATTCAAATGGAATTAGAAATTGCACAATTTCATTTATCTAATATCACATCAGGAATGACACCAAGTATGCACGTTGGTTTCTCTAATGGCGTACCTTCAGATGAAGAAAGAAGAACAATAGAAAGACAACTAAATCAAAAATTTGCAGGTAGTGGTAATGCAGGAAAAATACTTATTACATTTAATGATGGCAAAGAAACTGCACCTGTTATTGAACCTATCCAAATGAATGATGCACAATCAGCTTGGGAAGGTATGAGTAAACAAGCAGTAAATCAAATACTTGCAGGGCATAGAGTCACATCACCAATACTATTTGGAATACGAGCAGAAGGTGGCGGATTAGGCAATAATGCAGACGAACTGAGGGACGCATTTTCACTTTTTTCAAATACAGTATTAGTCCCGTTCCAAAACACACTTTTAAAAGGTTTAAACAAGATATTTAGAGTTAATAATATAAACCTTGATTTATACTTTAAGTCGCTTAAACCTGCTGATTTTATTGATTTAGAAGTTACTAAAACACAATCAGAAGAAGACCAAGAAAAAGAAGGTGTTACAAAAGAAGATATTGATACTGATAATTTAAAGCAAGAATTTAAAGACTTACAAGACATAGATACTAAACCTACAAAAGGAATGATTGAAGAAGCTAAAAAAGGTTTAGAATGGCGTAAAGAATATGGTAGAGGTGGAACACAGGTTGCAGTTGCTAGAGCCACGAACATTAAGAATGGTGACAATCTTTCTTTTGACACAATTAAAAGAATGAATAGCTTTTTTGCAAGACACGAAGTTGATAAAAAAGCAGAAGGTTTTGAAATAGGCGAAGATGGTTTCCCAAGTGCAGGTAGAATAGCTTGGGCATTATGGGGTGGTGATGCAGGACAATCTTGGGCAAAAAAAAAAGTTAAAGAAATAGAAGGTGTAAGAGATGAAATGTGCATTAATGTAGAAGATGATGATGTTTGTTTAGATTACTTTGATGAAGTAGGCATTAAGTTAAATGAAGATGAATGGTTTGAAGCACACGTTGTTGAATTAGATGAACACAACATAGATAGTAGATACCACGAATTTGCTTATGCACCTGCAGGAACACCAAATGTAGCTGATAGTTCAAGTGATATTGGAATGTTTAGAGTTTTATATAGGTATTCACAAACATTATCTATAAGCAAAGAAACAGGCAAAGTAACAAGTAGAAAATTCTGTGAAAAAATGGTTGCTAAATCTAAACAAGGCACATTGTATAGAATGGAAGATTTAAAGAAAGCGTCTCAAAAAGCAGTAAATAAAGGTTTTGGACCAAATGGTTCAAACACATATAATATCGCATTATACAAGGGCGGTGCTAACTGTAAACATAAATGGGAACGTGTATTCTATTTTAGAAGGCAAGTTCCTAAAGGACAAACATTTGTAGATGTTGATGGAAAAGAATATACAGAAGGCGAATACTTACCTAATGGAACACTAAATAATTTTAGGTTAGTATCACAACAATTTGCAAATGGAAAAATGCCAATGCCTGATGATGCTGAAATGAGAAAAACAACTTGGAAAATGCCTAATCACGGATTTTTAAGACCAAGAAAAGAAAAAGAAAGAAGTAGATCAACACCTGTATAAATTAATAAACTATGGCGATACAACACACACTCTACATTAGTAGTACAAGATTAAAAAAAGATACCGCATTAGGTGGATCAGTAGATGACAACCTTATTATGCCTTATATATTATTGGCACAGGATATGTACATTCTGCCAATACTAGGAACTGATTTAGATGCTAAATTAAAATCAGACATACAAGGTGGTACATTATCAGGTGATTATAAAACGCTTGTAGAAGATTACATACAAAAAGCATTAGTACAATTTGCCTTTGCAGAATTAGCACCATTTATGCGTTTACGTTTTGTAAACAACGCTATTGTGGTTATGGGTGCTACAGACCAATCATCAAGTGCAAGTTATGAAGATATTGAACCTTTAATGCACAGAGCAAAAGATGCAGCAGAATTTTACAGACAAAGAACAATAGACTATTTAACTGACAAAGGAACTGCAGCGTTTCCTGAATATGGTAGCAATAATGATGCAGGAGAATTAGATGCAAGTACAAACAATTATTTTGCAGGTATTAATTTAGAACCTACAACGCCAAGAAGCAATAGATTAAAGAGTTTCTTGCAAGGTGCAGATATTACTATATATGGCTGCTAAGGAACACAGAAAATATCCAAGCAGTTTGGAAAACTTTAAAAAGCTAAAAAATTATATTAAAAAATTAAACAATGGCAGGACAAAGACTAACAGACAAAACAGCACTAGCAGAACAGACAGGTAGCGGCGACTTATATATGGTTGTCGATGTAAACGACAGTACAGGATCAGCACAGGGTACATCAAAATCTATTGATTCAAAATACGTTATTCAAACAGATAAATTCTCTTTAAATAATACAGAAGTTCAAGCTTTAAATACAACACCAAAAACATTAATAGGTGCGTTGAGTGGTTATATGCCTACAATATATAATGTAACTGTTTTATGCACTTATGCAGCAGCAGCAGAAGCATCTAACAATGGCTTATTATTTGGTTTTGATGGCACAGTAGATACTGACTATTGGGGAAAAGTAGACAGAATTATGAGTAGCGAATCAACTAATTGTTCTTATGTAGTTCATGCTCAAGGTGCGCCACGAACACCTGTTAAAAATACTTCTATAATTAACACACCTTTTATTTGCTGGGCTAGTGGCACTGGTTTTTTAGGTGGTTGGTCTTGTGATATCTATGTTACATACGCTTACACTAAACTTTTATGATAAAATATATATTTCTATTATTACCATTTTTCTGTAGTGGTCAATTTTATAAATATGCCACTATCTATGCAGGTGGAAATTCTAGTGCTATGATGACTGCACAAGAATCATATCAGTATATAGACAATCAATTAATAGAAACTACTATTGATGAAGGTGCTAATTATAGATATTTTGTTGGTGTTAAAAAATTATCAAGATTTAAATTTGAACGTAAACCTAAATTCTATTATGATGGCAACGAAAAGAACGCATCAATACATCGTTCACCTGTAGATAAATTTGAATATCTATTACAATATGAGCAAATAAAAAATAGAGGGCGTGAATATAAATCACACGACATTTGGCTAAGATATGTAGGCAACCATACAATTTCTAAAATACAATTTTCTAACAATGGTTACATTGATTTAAGTTTTAACGCAATAGAGTTTCGTTTTAAGCGTGATTTTAAGCGTTTTAGAGCATCTTTAGGTGGTGTAGTTAGGAATCACCCTATATATAGCTTAAACCCTTTTAAAAATGATTTTCCAAATGCAGATGACTTTGAAGCAGTAGCTGCAGAATTGGGATATGTAAAAGAATTTTATTTTATAGATGCTAATGGAAATGGCTATTTAGACAGGCTAGAACAATCATTCTATAGATGGATTTTAGATGGTCAAGTAATAGCACAAAATACTGCACAATTTTTACAACACTATGGCACAATACCTGTTGATTATAATAGAAGAATCTTGTCTGAACTTGGAAACCAAAACACATTGTCTGGTGTTGTAGGTTTATCTTATTACCTACATTTAGACAACTTCTTTATTCTGGCTTATGGTAATTATTTCTTTATAAATCACAAGCTAACAGAATATGGATCAGATACAAATGATTATGACTATGGCATTATAGGAAATTTAAAAATAACAAAAACACTATCATTATATTCGCAGGTGGAATACCTTAGCTATTTTGGTAGAGAAAATCACACAATTAACTTAGGAATAAATTATATTATATTATGAAAAAATTACTATGCAAAATTATTAAATTTTTAACCTTTGGCAATTACTGTATCAATTGCTGCAATAAATGTGACAAATGAAGATAACAGAAAAAACAGAAATGACTTTAGATTTTAAAACTATTGGCATTGTAATTGCTATGGCAGTATCAGTATCAAGTACATACTTTACTTTAAAAGCTGATATTGAAGAAAATAAAAAAGCATTAGACAAAGGCAATTGGGTTAGTGCTACGGAATACGAATTAAAAGATGAACTAATTCGTACGACAATTATGGGCAATAGCAAAAAGCTAGATGCAATAGAAAACAAATTAAACACTATTGATAATAGATTATATAACTTAAACAAATAGATATGAATTATTTTCCATATATATTTTTAGGTTTCTTTTTCTTTTGTATTGGCAGTTGTTTTGGGCAAGTATCTGTAATACATTTTAATAGTGATTGGAATGGTAATAATAGTTTTGATATATCAGTTTTAAAAGATTGTAAAAAAACAGATGTTGTAATATGCCACGATCTTGATATGAAAGACAAACACAAAATAAAATCTGTGCCTACTATTATTGTATTTGATGAACAGCAGGAAGTAATAAGATTTGAGGGAAATATATTAATGCAGTTAGATATTACAAAAAAAGACATACAAAAAGAAATAGATTCTATTTATTTAACTAAATTTGAATGATATAATGTTTTTAACAAAAAATTTTACGCTTAATGAGTTTACTAGAAGTGCAACTGCATTACGCTTAAATATAAATAATTCGCCTACAAAAGAAGGCATTATCAAGTTAAGACTTCTGGCCGCTTTTCTCCAGACCATTCGTGATAGATTAGGTGCTTTGAGAATTACAAGCGGCTACAGAAGTCCTAATTTATCTAAAGCTATTGGTTCTAGTAGCAATTCACAACATTGTAGATATGAAGCAGTAGACCTGCAATACTTTAAGCGTGGCAAAATGGATAATATAAAAATCTATGAAACGCTTGTAGATTTAGATTTAGACTTTGACCAATGTATATTAGAGTTTGGAAATGCTACAGAATACATAGATCCTACATATCCTGATTGGGTGCATTTAAGTTGGAAAGTTACTGATAATAGACGTGAAGTGCTTATAGCTTATAAAGACGAAGATAATAAAACAAAATACAGACCACTAATTAAATACAATTCATTATGAAATTTTTAGCTAAACTATTTGGGAATATGTCACTTGATGTTAATAAACTTGTTGATAATGTTGTGACTACTAAGGAAGAACGAGAAGAATTAAAGATTAAATTTGAACAGGTATTTTTACAAGCTAAAGCAAATGCAGAAGAACAAATTACAAGAAGATGGGAAGCAGATGCTAAAGCAGGTTGGTTACCTGCAAACATAAGACCTTTGACATTAGCTTTTTTAGTAGTATCTACTGTGCTACTAATTTTTATTGAAGCAGGTGCAATTAATTTTGAAGTTAAAAGTAATTGGATAGACTTGTTACAATTAACACTTATAACGGTGATTGGTGCTTACTTTGGTGGGCGAAGTATTGAAAAAGTTAGAAACAAATAGATAATTTACGACCATATAGACCTAGACTTACAGAGTCGGAATATGACTTAATAAAAGCCAATAGAAAAAATAATGGTGAAGGATATAATAATGTCCTTGTAATTGGCGACCTTCACGAACCATTTTGCCTAAACAAATACCTAGAATTTTGCATATCTAAATACGATGAATACGACATTACAGAGGTCGTGATAATTGGAGATTGTCTCGATAACCATTTTAGCTCATTTCACGAAGTAAATATAGATGCAGACTATACAGGAAAAGAAGAATTAGAAATTGCTATTAAAAAACTTTCAAGATGGTATAAAGCGTTTCCTGTAGCTACTGTAATCATTGGCAATCACGATAGGATAATAATGCGTAAAGCACAAACATCTGCTATTCCTAGCAAATGGATTAAGTCATATAAAGAAGTTTTAGAAGTGCCAAAATGGAATTTCGTAGAAAGATATGTAAAAGATGGTGTACAATATATTCACGGCGAAGGTGGTACTGCAAGAACTAAATGCAGGGCAGATATGATGAATACTGTACAAGGACATTTGCATACACAAGCATATTGCGAACATTATGTAGGGCAAAATTTTAGAGTATTTGGAATGCAAGTTGGTTGCGGAATTGACCACGAAAGTTATGCTATGGCATACGCTAAGCATGGTAAGAAACCCGCTATTGGTTGTGCAGTAGTTTTGAAAAATGGGAAATTACCTATAAATTTGTTAATGGAATTATAATAATATGAGCAAAAATAGTAACATATATAGCGAGGAAATCAAGCTAAACGCCTACTATACCTATGACAAAAACTATAACAAAGTTTATGACACTAAAGGTATGAGTAAGCGTTTTAGAGAATTGATTAAAAACCTTAAATAGAATAAGTATAATTTACTTGTTTCTGTCTAACCTGTCTTGCAGGACAGACACCATTCCTTTGTCTATTCCTAAATAAGAACAATTGCCACTATGATGTTCCTGGTGTCTTTTTTCCATATCTTCAATAACTTCATCTGGCACGTCAGAACTAATATCCCATTCTGCTTGTTCTTCTGCGGTTCTGTAAACGCTTGTGTGTATGTTTCTGTCAAATATCGTTTCAAGTTTATAAGAACGCACATAAGCGTATTTAGGTGAACCATCTGCCTTATAGTATCTAGTACTTACTTTCTGGTCTCTAGTTTCAATACATACACCTGCTTTTTTTAAATCTCTAATTACACCTTGAAGGTCTGCAATTCCTAAATCAATAATAGCATCTCTGGTTGTAATTGATTTGCCTAATAATAGGTAATCATATAGAATCTGTTTATGAGTACCTGTTTTAAAATTAAAGTCTTTCATATTCCAAAAATTATTGTAGTTAAAAATCTACCTATTATATAGGTTGCACATATTATTAATAGTATTCTTGCTTTCATAATTATCTTGATTTTAATGATTCTTTCCATTCTCTAATAGTTGATTTAACTTCTTCGTTTAAATTGTGTATGTCTCTTTCTTGTCTTAAAATTACTTTAATTAAAAAGTCTTTGTCTAATAATAATAATTCTTCTTTATTATATATTGGTTTAAATTCAGTCATTGTTATATGTTTTAAAATTAATACAACAAATATATATTAAATAATCTTTACTTTTTATAAACCTTTGTTTTTATTTATTAACATTAGAATTGTTAATAACTATTGGCATATAGTTTATATAATGTTAAATATAATTATTATAATTGTCTTTTAATTTAAAATAAATATATATGAACTCACGAATGATGCGTAGACAAGTAATTAGAATTGCTATGTCTGTAAAAGAAATGAATAAGATGCAGGTGGCTAAGGCATTAGATTGGTCTTATCCTACAACTTTGAAAAAACTAGAAGATCCTTGTAAATTAACTGTCACAGATGCAGAACGATTATGTGACTTAATAGACTTGGATATTATTAAATTTATAAAACCATTTTAATATGGAAAATAATACAAAAAGAGAACGCTTAAAAGAATTATATTTTAAGTATGGTTTAGATAAAGAAGATATTTTTACTATGACTTTAGGTGGTAAATCTATTCCTATAGTAACAAGAACAGGCGTAGAAAAGATTATGTCTATTGATAAAATTACTTTAAAATATGAAGTAGTAGTTTGTGAACGTGATTTTTGTGCGGTTAAATGTATAGCTACTAAAGGTGATGTAACAATAGAAACTTATGCAACTGCACAGCCTAAAAATTGCAAATCATCTTATTTTTTAGAAATGGCCGAAAAGCGTAGTAAAGCAAGAAGCATTTTGCAAATTACTGAATTTTATTCCTTGGGTGTTTACTCAGAAGTAGAATCAGACCAATTCAAACAAGATAATAATAAATAAAATAAATAGATATGTATAATATACGAGGTAAAATAATAGACATTAAGTCTGAAATGATAACATTAAAAAATGGTGATCAAGCTGAAAAAATGTACATCACAATAGAAGATGATACAGATTTTGAAAACAAGTATCAATTTGAGATATTTGGAAAAGCATCTATTGATGTTAGAAGAAAAAGTATTAAGGTAGACAAATTTGCTAGAATTGAATTTTACATTAAATGTAATCAATGGAAAGACAAATTTTTTACTACTTTAGCAATAAAAGATATTATTGTTGAGGACGATCTTAATATGAGTAATCCCCCATTTTAGTTAACTCCGATAGTGCCTGTGTTATTCTTGTTTATATGTTTTTACTTTTTTTTCTCTATAGCACAGGCATTATCATAAATAAATTACTATGAAAAAAACATACTTTAATCACGATTCATCTGCAAGAAATGATATTAGAATAATTAAACTAAGGGCAAGTCTTGGTTATGAAGGATATGGTATCTTCTGGTCAGTATTAGAATTACTATTCTCAGAAGAAAATAAAATCTGCACAAATCAATATGATATATTAGCTTATGGTTTGCAATGTGAACCTGATAAATTAAGAGCAGTAATAGAAGATTTTGATTTATTTGTCATAGAAGATGGTTGTTTTTATTCTAGGCGTTTAAATAATCACATAGAGCAAATAAATTTAAAGTCAAAAAAAGCAAAAGAAAGCGTTAGCAAAAGATGGAATAATACGAACGTATTACAAAAGAATTACGATAGTTCTACTAGTAAAGTAAACAAGAGTATTAATAAAGTACATAAAAGTATAGAAAAAAGAATAGTGGAATTTAAAAATTCCATACACGCAATAGAAGATATTAGTGATAGTGATAAAAAAGACTTCTTTTTATATTGGACTGAAAAGAATAAATCAGGAAGTAAGTTTAGGGCAGAAATGGAAAAGACATTTGATATAGGCAGAAGATTAAAGAGATGGGCAAGTAATGGCTTTAATAAGCAAAAGAATAGGTTTCCAGATCATTACGATAGTTTACTGATGAAAAGACTTGATGCTTCTGCACAGAAAGAATATGAACAACACTTAAAAGCTATTGGATATGTAACAGAATACAATCCAAACGCAGGTGCTAAATGGGTTAAAAAATGAAAGTATTAGAATTATTTGCAGGATCAAGAAGTTTTAGCAAGGTGGCTGAAGAAATGGGAATGGAAACATTTACAACAGATTATAAAGATTTTGACAAAATAGATTATGTTTGTGATATATTAGATTTTGATGTTTCAAAAGTTCCATTTAAACCTGATATTATTTGGGCTTCACCGCCTTGCACATATTTTAGTGTTGCTAGTATTGGTCATCATTGGAACAAAGACCATACACCAAAAACACCAGAAGCTATACTAGGTGTTAAGATTGTACAAAAGACATTAGATATAATTAATTATTTTAAACCTGATTTTTATTTTATAGAAAACCCAAGAGGTAAATTAAGAAAATTAGATGTAGTAAAAGGAATACAAAGAACAACTGTTTGCTATTGTCAGTATCAAGATAGTAAAATGAAACCTACCGATATATGGACAAATCATTTGGCGGATTGGTTTAATCAAAAAGGTTGGAAACCAAGAGAAATGTGTTTTAATGGTAACACAAATTGTCATCATCAACCAGCACCAAGAGGTTCACAAACAGGCACACAAGGTTTAAAAGGAAACTATTTAAGAAGCATAGTTCCTTATGAATTATGTAAAGAAATTTTAGAAAGTTGTATATGATGGAAATAATAAAACACATATTAGGTATCTGCGGTGAACCGCATATTAGTATTATAACACTATTATTTTCTTCACCATTTATTAGTTATATAATTTATAAATTTTATAGATGAAAGAATACCAATTACAAAAAGCAATAGTTACATATATTAAATTACAATATCCTAATGTATTGTATTGTGCTAGTGCAGGTGGTTTGAGAACATCAATGACTCAAGCGGTGAAGATGAAGGCATCTGGCTATATAAAGGGTTATCCAGATTTATCTATACTAGAACCTGTTGGCAAATTCCACTCTTTATTTTTAGAAGTAAAAACAAAAAAAGGCAGAGCAACAAAAGAACAGTTATGGTGGCGAGAAAAACTTAATGAAAGAAATTTTGTATCTGAAATTGTATATGGCTATGATGAAGCAGTAGAAGTTATAGATAGATATTTAAATAATAAAATAAAATGAAAAGAAAGCCGACATTTTTTAACACAAGAAAAGATAGACTATATTGGAATTATGTAGATACTAACAGTCTATTGTTTACAATTTTGTTTGATTCTGGTGCAGAGATGTCGTTTGTTTTACGAGATTTGAAAAAAAATGATAATATAGAAAATTATATTTATAAGAAACTACAAAAGAGATTTGACAATATAGCAGAAGTAGAAATAGGTAAAATATCTAATGTAGAATACAACTTACTAAAGCAATTAAATATACCTTCTATAATTAAAATATGCTAAATAAATACCTGATAGAGAACTATGATAAGCTGAAAGATATGGCTTACAATATAGCAGGTGAAAAGGGCAAAGATGATTTATTAAGTTTTGTGATTGAAGAACTTTATAAATGCGATCAGGACAGAATAAATGAAATAATAGAAAAAAAACAATTAACATTCTACATAGCCAGAGTAATGCTAAACCAATATCATTCTAAAACAAGCAGGTACTATTATAAATACAATAAGTATTACGAATACCATACTACAACTACAATAGAAAGCATTACTGCTGATAATACTACATACACTATAAAAGATAAAAAAGAAGTAGAAGAACGCTTAGAATGGATTGAAAAAAAGCTACAAGATTTATATTGGTTTGATGCAGAATTATTTAGAATATACTATAGAGATTCGCATAGTTTAAATTCATTAGCTAAAGCTACTAGAATATCTAGGGCAACTATTTACAAAGCAATTAAGAACGTAAAAAACTATTTAAAAAATGAAAGATAAAGAAGATATTATTGCTGACTTATTTGTTGGCATAGTTACACTTGTAGTGTTTGTTTTTTTATTAGCAGCTATATTATGAAGAAAAGCAGAATACTTAGAGCAATAAAAAAAGCAGATACTACATTAATTAAGAAGTATAATATGGTTTCTTTTGGTGATGAAAAAGGACAGACTTATGTATTAGGAACTAAGGAAGGTTTTGATATGCAGATAAATGAAGCTGCTTCTTATGCCTTGCACAAACTTCTGGATATTATAGATGATGAAAAAGTAAAAGATAAAATTTTAAAAAAGTTACAAAATGACAAAAAGTAAAGGTCTTGGTGATTCAGTAGAAAAAGTATTTAAAGCTACAGGAATTGACAAGGTGGCTAAAAAAGTATTAGGTGATGACTGTGGTTGCGAAAAGAGAAAAGAGTTATTAAATAAAGCGTTTCCATATAATTCTGTTAGACAATTTACAGAAGATGAAATGAAAATATACGAAGAAGTATTACCTAGAATACACGATAGGATAACTGCACAAGATCAAGCTATTATGGTTAAGCTATATAATAAGGTTTTTAACGCTAATAAAAAGGCATCAAGTTGTGGAAGTTGTGTTCAGCAAACATTAAGCAAACTTAAAAAGGTATATGAAAATAGTTGCAAAAATGAATAAGGTAAAACAAATATTTAGATTCTGCATTAGTTGTACAAGGGTTAGTTTAATTAAGAAAGGTAAGTGCTGCTTCTGTAATGGTGATTTTATATTGTCTTTACCTAGTGATGATTTACATAAAATGCCAAAGAGAGTTGAAAAAGCATACTAAAGTATATATGACATTTTTTGATTATGGAGAAACAGACTTCATAATGTGCGAAATGTGTCAGCAGGACAGAGCAGTTGACATACACCATTTAGAAAGGCGTGGCATGGGTGGTTCTAATAATAAAGACTATATAGAGAACCTTATGGGTTTGTGTAGAGACTGTCACAATAAAGCTGAAAGTGATTCTGCATTTAATATGTTTTGCAAAATAAAGCATTTGGAATTAGTCTGTCAGCAAATATATTACAACATAGAATACTTGAAAAAATATGAAAATAGAAGAAATGACATACAATGAAGCTAAATGGTGGCTTTTAAATGATTGGGAATTTATAGAGTTTAAAGGTTCTGAACATTTTAAAAAAGATGTAATGTTATTATATTGTGAAGGAAATAAAAATATATTCTTTGCAGACAAAAAAACAGGTGAACCAATACATACATATTTATATGTTGAAAGAAATAAAAAAATAAAAAGAACAAGACAACAAATGTTAGATTCTTTTAAATCAGTAATGAATAAAAGATATGAAAATAGAATCAATAAAAATAAATAAATTAAAACCTGCAACGTATAATCCTAGACAGATTAGTACGAAACAATATAATGACTTAAAAAAGTCTATAGAACGATTTGGATTAGTTGATCCTATTATTGTTAATAAAGATATGACTATAATTGGTGGACATCAGCGTTATAAAATATGCAAAGCATTAAAGCATACAGAAATAGATTGTGTAGTATTAGATTTAAGCAAAGAAGAAGAAAGAGAATTAAACATTAGA